AGTACCAAGCTCTTAAACAAGAAAAGGATCGGGTCGCAAAAGGCAAACTCACTTGCGCCGATTGCGACTCGATTTTGGCTCGTTGGTGACTTGATCCTTAATCTCGATCACGGAAGTGATCCAAGGGGCGGGGATGCTGATATAACTCCCCACTTCCTTATTCTCCTTATTCCATGAGCTGGCTACGACAATGCAATGGGCATTCTGCGCAACCAAGTACCCGATAGTGATCATCTTAGCTGGCTTTTCTTTTTTGGCCTCTGCAATCGGTGTCCAGGCATCAACGGAAAGCGCATCGTACCAAGTCACTTTAACGTGCTTCATGTGACACTCACAAATCTAGCGCCAAGCTCGTCGTGTGCGCCAAAGCCAGGGGTCCAATTGATGATTCGCTGTGGGGTGTAGGTCAGACCCTTTGCCGTGGGATCTCCAGCTAGGCCAGAGTTAAGCTCCCAGAGAACTGTGCCTCGGATCTGGCGATATACGACGCCGCCCTTGTGGGTGTGGCCGTTGACGCAATTCATGAGCGTATAGTCCCTGTGATCCCCTAAGCCCCCGCGATAGCCGTGGAAGATTGCGGTATTCCCTAGGATCAATTCCTCCCTCGGATCAAAGAAAGTCTCGACACCATCAAACGTGAACAGTTCCTTCAGGATCTTCTCAATCCAGTCTTCGGCGGCTGGGTAGGTTTCTAAGATTCTTTTGAGGGGTCTGACATCATGGTTGCCGAGCATCTGGACGCATTTGGATTCAGGGCTTCGCTTTTTAATTTCGCGCCAGAACTCTTCATTGCCTTTTCTTGCCAGATCCTGCTCTTCGCGGGGGGTGAAGATGTTGTGGGATCGTGGGAACTTAGCATGAGAGTACATATCCCAAGCGTCACCGTTTAGGACCACATATTTGGGCTTAAACTTCTCTACATACGAAGCAAAGGCCGCTAAAACCTTTTCGCTTTGAAATGGGAAGTGGACGTCAGAAATGGAAGCAAAGCTGGGGGTCGGTTCATGGCTGATCAGTGGGCTTTTCAGGTCTTGTTCTAATTGCTCTTTTCTGTGCTTCTCCAAATGGTTTTCAATATTGGTCTCAAAGACCTGATTATTGATCTTTACAACCCGGCTGTTGGGCGCAGGATCGAGACCCGCTGCTTGGAGTAGGGTAGAGAAGTTGTTGAAGCATCGCTGAGTTCTGGAGTTTGCGGCTTTTACTTCGCGGTGGAACTCTGACTTTGTTGGGGTCCGCTGGAGCCGAATGGCGAGGGCTTGCAAATCTTGAATCAGGTCGTGTTGTTCTTGGCTTAAACTCAAAGCGGGGCCTCCTTGGATGTTACTCCAAGTTATCGCCCCGCTTCTTTCTTACAGAAACTTACAAGTAGCCCGATTTGCGAAGTTCTTTAGTGAGGATCTGATTGATCAGGGTTTGGTAGGGAATGCCCTCTCTTTTGGCGCGTTCCTTCAGAGCATCAATCAAATCAGGATCAAGTCTGACGCTAATAGCTTTTTTCATGTCAAATAGCTCATCTCTTCACTCAGCCAGGAGTCAACCTGCTCTTTTGTTTCTGGATGACAAGCTTCGATGTGGGTCATTTCAAAATCAAAACCAGACTCTTCAAAAACCTGAATGATCTCTTCTTTTGTCATTGGGTAATCGCGCTGGACTAATTCATCAACCAAGTAATCCGCAGGGTTTCCAAACCAGTCGTCATGGCTTGCCATGAATGCAGCATTGATAAAAATATATCCAGGGATATTTCTGAGTTCAGCGTCTATGCTGTGAACTTTGTCCCGAGCAGCGTTTAGTTCCTGAGTAAGATTCAAAAAAGTCTTTGGTGTTTTCATTAAAAGCACTCCCGACAAATGTTGGCTTTTGTTCCGTCTTCATAGCAGCGAAAAACCAATGTTTTTGGTTTCAATTCGCCGCACGAGTCACACCGAACCAAATTAGTTTTTTTCATTATTTTCTCCTTGTTGCGTTGCTGTCGATAACTCTCAGGGACGGGAGTATGTATATCCAATGTATATACATCAGGCAAGGGGAAAATGTCAGTAAAGTTCAGTCGCGTCATTTTTCGGAAGCTAGGTGGTCTTGTTGTGCCAATGAGGGACACAGCGCAAGGAATCGGGCAGCGTTCAGTTCGAGTTCTCCCGCCCCTGGCGCCGGCCCAGCCAATTAGTGAACATTTTCATGTCAAACAAGCTCTCAAGGATGCTGAGTTTTTTCTGCAAAGAAAGGGATCTGAAAAGACCGTTGGATCGGTCAGAAAAATCCCAAACCTCAAAGAGGATATTGGGATCAAGGTCAAAGACCCAAACAAGATAGTTTCAAAGTATGCCGAGTATGCCTTTGATTACCTTCACTCAAAAGGCTTTTGGGTTAATAAAGCCAGGGGCACTTTAAACCTCAAAAACCTGCCCACCTCCACAGTGGCCAAGACCTCTATTGAAGAACTATTCCCGACAATGAAAAAGCAGCGCGAAGCTTACGAGGCTTCCGCCTATGCCACGCAATTGGCGATTTCTAAAAAGACCAATAAGCGCCTGGTGGAAGAAATCAAAAAGGGCGGCAAGCTGGTAGATCAGGGTGCAAGACCTGGAGAGATGAGATTTGTTTCTGGAATTGATCGAAAAGTAAACGCCAGAGGAAAAGGCATTCGCTTCATAAAAAAGAACGGTCGCATCATTCCAATCCGAACAAAGGAATAAAATGGAAGACTTAAAGCTCCAAATGACCCAGGACGAAATCAACCAGGCGTTTTTGATCCTCAACGAAAAGATCGAAGAAGCAATGGCCCACATTCTCAGACTGCAAAAAGAGTTTGAGTATCTGGAGGCTCAGGAACTTCTCCTGGAGAAAGAAAAATGCCTGAAGAATTAGTTGCGACGATAACACTCATAGCGTGTTTGATGGCGATTAGCGTCCTGATGATATGGAGTGATTATGAGTAATGTGACCCCCCTTCACGGCGAACGAAACACTGCACACGATTGCTTGGATCGGCTGGTTGAGAGGCTTGATTCAGTAAAAAGCCTCTTGGTGATTACGGTCAGCAATGACGGGCTGATTGACATTGATTCCTCGGATATTTCCCCAGGCGGCAAAGCGCATCTGTCTTTGGCTTTGCAAGCGCATCTGATCGACGAAATGACGGAGCAATACTAAATGGATTACATCAAGCGAGTGGCTGGGATCTTCTCTCGTTCTAAGGCAAGAGTGGCCAACAACCTAGGCCGGATCTCTATGCCAATGGGCGATGAGGCCAGAAGACTTTTCCGCAATCCAAAAATGGAATTGATGGATGCCTACTACGAGGGGCGACAGTACGATCATCTTCCCGACTTCGATCAGCAAATTGGGGCGGATGGTGTGTTTATTCCCCTGCGCCACCGTCAGCCAAGGATTCGTTATCCATTTGCCAAAGTCTTCGCAGAACGAGTCACAGCGAAGCTCTTAGGGAACGAAGTCTTCCCAAAGTTCCAAGTGCCGGAATCACCAGATGATGAGGCGTTTTTCCAGGCCGTGATTAAATCCGCCAAGCTTCGCTCACGCCTTCTTGAGCCAACCAGACGTATGCTGGCGGGTGGATCTGTCTTTGTTCGCTTCTACATTGCGGGCGGGCAGTACAAAGTAGAGCATTACCTTGGGAAATACTGTTATCCGCAGTTTGATGAGTCCGGCGAACTAGAGAGCATTGAAATCAAATATGTCTTTGATGATGAGCAGGATCTTGACGCCAACAAGATCCCAAAGAAGAAATGGTACAAGCTCCAGCTCGATAAGGTCTCCGAAGTCCTCTTCGACAATCCAGAGTATAAAGAAAAGCAAGATCCTGTCTTCACTGAAGTCGCACGAGTGGATCATGGCCTTGGCTTTGTCCAGGGTGAATGGTTCCGCACGATGGAAATCAAAGACAAACCAGACGGGCCTTCAGTCATTGAAGACTGTTTGGATTTTGTTGATGAATTGAACTACTCGCTTTCTCAATCCAGCCAGGCTGTGAGCTACAATCAAGACCCACAGCTTATTTTTAAAAAAATGGATGAGGATGATTTAAAAGACCTGATCCGCTCCAGCGCAAAGGCTTGGAACTTAGGCCGAGACGGGGAAGCCGCTTTTCTTGAAAGCAATCTCTCGGGCGTTCAGCGTGCAATGGAATTTAGAGATAAGATCCGCTTAAACCTCCAAGACATTGCCCGTGTCGTTTTGCTTGATCCAGAAAAGATTGTAGGCAGCGCGCAGAGTGGAAAGGCATTGGAGGTGCTTCATGGCCCTATGGTTGAGCTTGTGAATGAGCTTCGTCCGGTCATTGAGCACTCGCTGAGAAATCTGGTCATGAAGATTGCCGTGGCCACATTGCTCTCCAGTCGCCAAGGCTTGTTGGTGCCAATCAACATTCCCCCGACCTATACGCCAATGAACCTTGAGCCGAATATTGTTTGGCCTCCTGTGTTCCAGCAAACGATCCAGGATATCCAGCAGAAGGTGACAATGGTGCTTTCTGCCACCAATGCGTCTTTGATTTCCAGAGAAACCGGCACAAGATTTCTGGCTCCAGACTTTAATGTTGAAAACGTGGAAGAGGAAATCCAAAAGATCGCCTCTCAGCCAGTCATCAATCCGTTTGGAATGTTCTGATGAAAAACGACAAAGTGACTTTCCGTAGAATCAAGGGCCGGATCGTACCAATGAAGATGAGCCGGCAAACCAAGAAAGACCTCATCACTGGCTCGTCCCTGGTTGCGGGTGGAGCTGGGGTTGCTCTTGGTTCGGAAATGGCAGCGGCTTCGATCATCGCTCGTGGAGCAAAGAAGTCGGTTTTACACTTTGAAACGGCCAAACACTTCGGAACAGTCGGCAAAGCTCAATATGCTCTTTTGGGAAGAGTTAGACCCCAGACCCTGAAGGCCGGCATGAGATCCGTGAAAAAGCTCTCACAAACGCTCAAGAGATCAATGGATCTGGGTCTTACCGTGAAAGGTGTTGGCCTTAATTTAGGTCTGGCATTGGCTGGCGTCGGCGTCGGCAAGCTTGTTAATCCTCTGACCAAGGGTGATGAGCAATCGGCAAAAGAGCAGGTGGCCTCAACGCTTGTTGGTATGGGCATTGTCTTCGGTGCCAACCGAGTCTTTAAGGGCAAACTGGCGCGTGGTTTTGCCAACTGGAATTGGCGCAATCCTTCACCATCAGCAATCAATAACCGTGCTGTGCAAGATGCTTTGAGAAAGAAGTAAGGGCATGAGTTTTTTCAAAGACAGCGACGTTGAAGAGATTGCAGAGAGACACATCGAAGCCCTTGAAAAGCTCGAAGAGTCTGAAGCCAAGCGAATGCTGAAACGCTATCGGGAGGTTCGCCAAGAGCTCAACGATCGCTTAGCACTTTTGCCAGACGGATCTTTCACCGCTCAACAGCTCCGAGGAACTTTGCTCCAAGTTGAACTGGCAATTAAGTCCATGACCAAAGCTCTGAAAGAGGGTTTCTCCAGTGCTTCGATCACGGTAGGTGAAGCTGGCGTGGAGGATCTGGTCACAGAGTTAAATCGTTGGAACAAAGACTTCACGGGTGCGGTGGTGCCGATCAATGTCAATGCGGTGGCCATTTCAACGGACGTATCCAATTTTTTGTTTGCGCAACATGAATCGCAGTTGGATCTATATGGGTCCAGTACCTATTCCACTTTAGCCTCGGGCATTACCAATGCCATGATCCAACAGCTCTCCCTGTCGGAAGTGGTAAAGAAAATTGGCCAGTATTTGATTGGCGAAGAGTGGAAGCTTTTGCGCCTGGCGAGAACCGAACTTCATAACGTCTATAACCTTGGCAAAATGCGCGGGATGACGGAAGTGCGAGATACGGCCATGCCAGATCTGATGAAGACCTTGATGCACCCAATGGATCACCGCACAGCCAGTGATTCCAAGCACGCTTCGAAGCTTCGCCTGGTGGTCCCAATTGATGAGCCCTTTGTCTACACCTGGCAAGGTGAGAGACGAGAGTTTATGGCCCCGCCTGATCGCCCTAATGACCGGGCCATTCTAGTGCCTTACTCACGCTCCTGGGGAGAGATCCCGGCAGAGTTTTTACCCGTCAATTCTGAACGATAACTAACTTTGAGTGTTACCAACCCCACTAAAAAGGAGAAAGCCCCGTGCAAGTGACCACGATTGAAAAAGACACCACAGCCACAAACGCTGCCCCCAATACTAAAACGGACGATAAAGAATTAAAGGCCGCAAACGCTCCCGGTGAGCAAGGCGGCGAAAATACTGAGGCTGATCTGGAATCAGACCTCCCAAGCGATCCTGAAGAGTTGAAGAAATATATTCTCCAGCTCCGAAAGGAAAACGCTAAGCACCGCACGAAAGCCAAGAATCTCGAAGATTCCAGCACGACTGCGGAACAGAAGCTTCAAGAGATGCGCTCAAACTTGGCAAAAGCCTTGGGCCTGGAAGGTGAAGACGAGGTTTCCCCGGAGGAACAAGTCCAGCACCTGACAAGCTACACGCAGCAATTGGAGATTCAATCGGCTCTGATGGAAACAGCACTGGTCAACGGTGTTTCGGCTAACGAGCTGGGTTACTTCAAATATCTTCTGGCTGAGCGGCTTGAAGCCCTCGAAGAAGGTGAAGAACTCGGCGAAGAAGAGATGGCTGAAATTGTTGGCGAAGTAAAGCGCGTGAGTGCAGCAAAATCCGCATCGACTGGCGTCGGTACGAAAGCACCTGCACCAACCAACACTTCATCCGGTGGGGTAACTGTGGAGCAATTCATGAAGATGTCTGTCACAGAGAAGTCGCAGCTCTACATGAGAGACAAGTCGCTTTATGAGCGTCTGGTCGAAGAAGCAAAGAAGAAATAATTAACCGACTTACTTTTGCCTCATAACTAGAGGCCAAGGAGTTTTCAATGGCTACTACATTGCCAGCAGATTTCGTGTTTGTTCCAAAGGTTTGGGAAGATGCGGTTATGGCATATTTCCCAAAAAAGCTGATGTTTGGTGCGGTTGCAATGCAAAACAACACGCTCACACAAAAGCCAGGGACAACAATCAATTTCCCTTACTTCAAAGCTATCGGTGCCGCCGATGAGCTTCTGGTCACAGATGACATCGTTCCAGACAAAATGTCAGACGATTCTTTCTCGGCAACTGTGAAAGAAATCGGTAAAGGTGTTGCGATCCGTCGCGGCGCTTTGATGACTTCTTCTCAGGAGCAAGATGTGATCTTTGGCGAGATCCAGCGCCAAATCGGTCGCGTCATGGCTGAGAAAGTTGACGCTGACTTGATTACCGAGATCAACAACTCATCCAACCACGTTCAAGGCTTCTCTGCCGCTGCTGCTACTGACAAAGCATCGGTCCAGAACATCCTGAAGGGTTTGGTCAACGCATTCGGAGATCGCCAAGACGAAGTTGTGGCTCTCTATATGCACGCACAAGCTTATCTGAACATCATGACAGATTCGACTGCCGGCTTCCTGAAAGCTGACGCAAACGATCCGTTCTGGAATCAGCCAGGCTTCATGGGTCGTCTTCTCGGCAAAGCTGTGTTTGTTACAGACCAGTGCCCGCAGGGTGCCAATGTTGACTCAAAGAAGACGTTCCAGATGTACGCAGTAAAAGCGAACCCTTACGGGATCATCACAAAAGCTGCGCCAATGATGGAACAAGACTACGACCTTTTGGGCCGTGAATATCTCTTCACAGGCACAATGTGGTACGCCGTCAAAGCATTCCACTCCAAGATTTCTGCTGACGACAAACGCATTGCGCGTCTGACGTTCGCAACTGATCTTGCATCAGCGTAATTGATTTTTGCTGGCCCGTTGGGGGGTTTGGGGGCTCTCCTTCCTTCGGGTCCAGCGTCTTAATAAAAAAGCTTTAAAAGCCCCTCACTTTTTGGAGGATCGAATGGGTGTAGTCGCTGGCAATCGCTTGAGAAAGAAGCTTGCGCAGATCAAGCAGAAGGCACAAGCCAATGAGATTGAGCAAAAGCCGCAGCACGAAGAGGACGGAGAAAAAATCTTCATTCCACTCGAAGCACAGGAAAAGAAAACAAAATCAAAAAAGGCTTAACCGATGGCGCTCACCCCGATTGAAAAAAACGACATTATCCGAATGCTCGGATGGCCCGCTTCCACCATTGTCGAAGGATCATCCGCCTTCAATCGAATCATCAGCCAACGACTCAATGGACTCTCCGAGGAAGCGGAATATGACGCGCGCAAGATCCTAGAGAGAATCGAAGGCTTGGATGAAAGATTGGATAAAGCCTTGGATCGTCTTTCAGCAAAACGGGTGGGTGATATTGAGTTGAACCCTGATGAGTTGCCGATGCTCAGAAAAGAGCGCAACCGATTAATTCGTGAACTCTCCCAGCTCGTTGATATTATCCCGGCTGGCGGATCGGGTATGGCTCTTGGGGTTTACCTATGAGCCTCATTGACTCTCTGATGCCTGGCTTGAATCAGATTCTCGGGATCAGAGACCAGATCGGAGCTGGCTTAAAGAAAGTCAGTTTCGTTACTCGAACTTGGACTGGCTTTGAGCCAGGCGACGGTCAAGCGCAAGATACGGTTCAACCAATAGACCCAACGCCAATGATTGTGGATTTTTCCCACAATGAGCGCATCCAGTCCGGTGGTGTGATCCAGCAAGGTGACGTTCTCTTGCGCCATATTTCCAAGAAAAGCTATCCGCAGAAAGAAATGGTGGATGGTTTGAGTTTAGATAAAAGTGTCGAAAAATTCTATGACATTGGCGGGTCGCTTTATCAGGTGATCAGCGTCAAAGAAAACCATCTCACTTGGGATGTCCAGGTCAGACGGTTATCAGATCAGACGAGGTACTAGGTGGGCTCAGGTGTAGTCTTTAGAAGAATCGGTGGCCGGATTATTCCTATTCTCAAGAAAGCCGGGCGCGATGTGAAGAACACGCCAAAAGCCTTCGGTCTTTCGGCAGCAAAAGCAGAAGCCAGTAAATCCGCTATGCGCTCCAAGCTTGCCGGCAGCGATCTAAGTCGCACACAAAGCTTCTCAACGGATCGTCGAGCAATGGCCGGAACGCTGAACCGCAAAGCCAATGAAATGGCCCGCCAAGCAAAAGACACCATCAGCCGGCCTTTGAGCGGCAATCTCTTCACAAGAAAACAAGAGCGTTTGATCCGAGCTAAATCAGTGACGGATCTCAGACAAAAACGAGATGTTTTCCGTTCAAATGCCAATCGCCTGATGGGTAACTTTGGAACTATGAATGATGAGCTTCTCTCCAAGAGCCAGGCGCTTTCAAGAGCCAATAAGAAAAGCCGTGAAGCCAAGCGTGATCTTCTGAAAGCCAAAAGCGGCGTGAGAGGTCTGGGCATCCTTGGTGCCAGCGCAGGGGCTACTGGAGCTGCTGTCTATTCTGTGAGCGGTAAGAAGAAGAGGAAGTGATGGCGGCACCAATGTATCGTGACAACATCAATCCGCCCTCGATTCGGTTCATTAAGAAAAATGGCCGAGTGATTCCAATTGTCCAAGGAAAGAAAGTCAAAAGCGCATCAAGCATGGTCGAAAGCCGCTTAGATGAGATGACTCAAGAGGTGCAGTGGGCCGAGCGCGGCGAGCGCGGCGTGGGCTATAACGAAAACCGGGAAGTCGTCAGTAACTTTGCCACCAAGTCCACTTATCCAAAGTTCTACAGTGAACTAGGATTTAAAGGCAAAGATCATTTCTTTAAAACCGTAATGACAAGAGAGACCAAGCTATTTGATCGCCTTGCAGATCGCGCCATTGATGATTTGAAAGATGGCTATGAGACCCCTGTTGGTCGAGTTCCCCCAAGCCGTGAGTTTCGCGTGGCGACTCGTCAGACGTTTGATAATCGCGGCGTGGTGTTTCGTAAGATTGATGGTCGAGTCATACCACTTAGATTCAAAAACAAAAAAGCCGATGAGGTGCCTTTCTAATGGAAAATAAAGGTGGCGTTAGATTCATTCGCAAAAATGGTCGCGTGATCCCAATTAGAAAAAAAGTTGGCGATGCTCTTCAGGGAGCAGGTGGCGCAGCACTGGTAGGCGGGATTGCAACTCAGCTCGTTGGCGTGAAGGGTTATTCTGACAACATTGCAAAAGCCAAAGGCTACCAGAAAGCCGCAATGGATTCTTTGTTCTATAACGAAGGAGCTGCGGCCAAGATGTCTTTTAACACATTCAACATCATCTCAACACAATCCGGACAAGCAGCAAAGAAGTCAGCCAAGCTTGTGAAGGTGGGTGGTTTGATTGGTGCTGCCGGAGTTGGTCTTACTTTAGCGGGTGTTGGTTTAAGTTACTCAGCCGGTAAGAAAAGAAAGAAATAATGGCAGAGCAAAAAAAAGGCGTCAGATTCATTCGTAAGAATGGCCGGATCATCCCGATTCGCATTGACCAGGATTCAGTTGAAAAGGCTGGTTTGGGAGCGGCGGGAGCGGCGGGTGTTGTCGTGGCTGCTGATCAGCTCAACACAACGCGAGTCTATCAAAAGGGCAATGTCACAATCGACAAGAAGAAATTCGCTCTTCAGCCGTTCGTGAAAGATCGCCTTGGTTCAAAGATGGTCTTGCGCGTGGATGGAAAAAAAGCTGCCGTAGCTAACTACTATCGCGGCGCCTTTGACGATGATGTGAAGTCATTCGGTTTTTCTTGGCTTGGTGTCAAGCGTGAGTTCCGAGGCGAAGGTCTATCAAAAATCATCTCAAAAGAAGCTGCCAGAGACATGAGACGCCAGGGTGGAGAATATGTCTTCAACCAAGTCGTGCATCAGAACTCTCTAAAAACCAATTTGAGCTCACGCGATACGCTCTACAGGCTCGGACGAGGCAATAACTTTAATCCAGTATCCAGAAGAGATGCGATGAAAAATATCAATTTCTATCGCAAGAAAAAGGGAATGCTCACTTCTGATATTTTCCGCGAGACCTCAATTAAAGGCATTCCAAGATTCACAAAGCATTCTCAGCCATTTCGGACGACAACCAATAAGGCACTGATAGGTCTTGGCCTGGCGTCGGCGGCGGTTTCTGGATTGGGTTTAGCATTAAGAAAAGAGGACAAGTAATGTCGGCCATGAAAGCAAATCTAAAGATTTTTAAATATGGCGCTTTGCTCACAGCCGGTGGTGTCGCGGGGGCTTATTTTGCTGGCCGCGCTGGGGCGGATCTCGGTCAGGGGGATATCGCAGGCAGTACAGCAGCAAAGACAGCCTTGGCGGTTGGAGCTGGTCTGACAGGAGCGGTAATGGCCCGGCGCCAGGTTGGAAAAGGTTTAAGTTACCTTGGTGAAAAGATGTCCGGCCCAAAGATCCCAGGAACATCAAAAGGAAGCGTGATCTTTCGTCGTTTCAAGGGACGAATCATTCCCATTAGAACAAAGTAAGGTGGCGGATGGAGCAAAAAAATAAAGATGGGGTCAGGTTCGTTCGGATTAATGGCAAAGTGGTCCCACTTAAAGGAAATGGCTCTGGTATTGGATCAAAGAAAAAAAAGTCAGCGCCAAGTGTTGAAGCTGTATCAGAAATTAGATTCAAGCCATACGAGAGAGACACAAAAACTAGATTTCAAGAGTCTGGAAAAATAGGGGCTGGAATTGGTGCCTTTCTTGGTCTTGCCTCTGGTTCAAACTTTGGCATTAAAGCTGCGATTGGTGGCACAGCGGCAGGCGCTGCGGCTGGCGGACTTTTGTTTGGCGGGCTTGGTGCAGCGTTTGGTCTTCGCAAGGGGACCAAAATGGAAATCAGCACCAAGCTACAGAAAAAGAAAAACCGCACAGGGGTGTAAATGGCGGGGGCGAAGGTTGTCAGTCTTAACGAACTGGCTGATGAGCTGGAAGCTTACACGAAGTCTCAGATTGAAGACCTAAAGGCCGCTACCGTGCGCGGCATTGCGCGAAGCATTCCGCTTTTGGTTGAACGCTCGCCAGTCGATACGGGTCTTTATGCTCAGAGCTGGGATTTCACAGCGACAGAATACGGAGCCATTTTAGGCAACTACGCGCCTTATAGTGGCGTTATTGAGTATGGGATGAGGCCAGGGCACTGGGTGCCAATCGAACCGCTTCTGGCGTGGGCTAAGCGCGTTTTAACTAATACTCAAGGCAATGACGGAAAACCCATAAAAACCGGCCAGCCTGAATCCGGCTACTCAGACGAAGTTGTGGCCCTAGCGCGTGGAACACAGAGAAAGATTTATGAGCGTGGGCTTTTGCCTCGTCATGTGATGCGCGATGCGATTCCAGAAATCATTGAAAACATCAAGCGGGAGTATTTAAGCCTTGGCAAATGAATCAGTCACCAGAGGGATCGTGCGCCAACTCGGATTGGCTTTGAGAGATAAGATGCCAGAGCTTGCTCAGGTGCTGGAGGACTGGCCTGGGGCAAATGAGGTGTTAAAGTACCCTTGCGTCTCTATTCAGGGAAGTGCGCCAAGCTTTACCCCTTGTGCCCCGTATTTTTGGAAAAGAACTGAAGCCAATGAGATCAATCGCGCCAGCGTGCTTTGGGTCAATGGCCAGTATGAGTTTGAGTTGCAGCTGGATCTTTGGGCTCGCTCCAAATCAGAGCGTCACTCCCTGTTTGAAAATTTACAAAGGGCTTTCGCCTCTCAGTTTCCTGTGAATGGTCTGTCATTAGAGTTAAGTGATTATTTTGGCGTTTATGCCCGGTACGACATCACCGGATCACAGTATCAAGATACCGAGGAATCAGCCCAAAGGCGCGAATGGCGGGCAATTGTCAGTGTCACGGCCCACTGTCACTCAATTCATGAAAAGGTCGAGAACATTATTGCTGTGGCTGAAGTTCATACTGAAACCACAGAGCAAGAATTAAACAATTAACGGGAGACAGTAATGGGTATCTGGAGATCAACAGATCCAACGACGTTTGATGACGTTGACGGGATCATTATTAACGAAACGGCCCCAGCGCCAAACGTCAAAGGTGTCGCAACCAATATCGCCATTCTGGTGGGCGAGTTCACGGCTGGCCCTTATGAGCTGACGGAAGTTGGTTCAATCGGTGAGATGCTGGAAATCTACCAGGGCGGATCTGGTTTTACGGCTTTGAAGAATAAAAAATTCGGTCGTCTTCGCGTGATCCGTGTCCAGGGCACCGGCACAGCCGGCGCAGTGACGGATTCTGATTATGAAGATGCGATTGAAAAAGCAGCCGTGGAAGGCGCAGGAAATATCCTGTTTTTGGATTCCTACAACTCCGTCAGAAATGGCTATCTCGAAGCGCACGTTGCTGCAACTCAAGACAAAATTGCAATTCTCTGCGGTCCTGAAGTGCAAACGGCTGCGGAAGCAATAACAGACGTTGCCAGCTATCGTGATGCTGATGGCCGCTTGATCTATGCGTATCCTTGGGTTCAGACGATTGTCGATGGCGAATCAGTCATGACCAATCCAGCGAGCTGGTACGCTTCGATTCTGTCGCAAACGGCTCCGCACATTGATCCAGCGTATGTTTCAAACACGCGCTTCCTCGGTGGCATTACGGGTCTGAAATACCCTTTGAGCCGCGCGCAGTATATTCAGCTCAAAGACGCCGGCATTTCAGCGTTTGAGTATGACGAAGACATTGGCTTTAAAGTGAAATCCGGTGTCACGACACAGATTTTGGATTCCTCCAAGGTGGCTGTGCTTCGTCGTCGTATGGCGGATTATATTTCCAATTCGGTCGCCAAATACTTGAAGAACTACCAGAACGCTCCAAACACGCTTGAAAACCGCACAGCGGTGAAAGCAGCAATCCAGGCGTGGGATCAAGAGCAAGAGAATCTTGGAATCTTGCCAAAAGATGCAGAGGTCAAGACAGGTAAAGCCAAGATCATCGACACAGAAGCCTTGAACACTGATGAGAGTATCGGCCAAGGGTTCTTTAAGATTCTTTACAAGCGCCGGATCTACAGCTCCATGCGCTACATCGTACTTCAAGCCGAGATCGGCGAGTCAGTCGTTGTGACTGAAGGGGAGGCATAAATGGCGGGATCAATTCGTGGACATCAGGGAGTGATTAAGATTTTTAAGGCTGGTCAGCAGACAGGTCTTGTTCATATCACTTCAGCAGACATTAACCAGGATTCAAGCTTTACTCGCTCCATGTACGTTGGCGCTCAGTATCCAGAAGGCGATCAGTCAATTGAAGGCTGGTCTGGTTCAATGGAGCTGGAAGTGAAGGACGCATCAGTGGATGAGTTCATTGATGCTCTGATCACCAACAATCTAAACGGGATCGGCGTGGAAGAGATCACGGTTTTGATGACCGAGAACTACCCGAACGGACAAACGAAGTCCTACGTTTACTTTGACTGCCAGTTCAAAATGTCAAAGCGCCAGGGTGGACTGAACGAGAAGATGACCAAGCGTCTTGAGTTCCAGGCTTCTGGTCGCTTGCCGCTTTGATCAAAGAGACGAGAACTACTGAGAAGCCGGATCTTGAAAGAGGTCCGGCTTATTTCAACCCTCATAATTCATAAAGGAAAACCCCTCATGATCGACAAAGAATTAGTCCACAAAGTGACCCTTTCCAGTAACAAAGAAGTGATTTTGCGCGACTTTAAAATCAAGCATCAAGAAATGGCCATGCAAAACGTGGCTAAAAAAGCGGGTGATTCGGCTTTGTTGATGGGTGGTCTGCTTCAGTCAGAACTGCTTCGGCTTTTAATTGTTCAAATTGATGGTAAGCCAGTGCGCGGTATAGAGCTTGAAAATTTAGATAATCTTTTTTCGTATCAAGAATATATGCAGCTTCTTATGGTCATGAAAAAGCTAATGGGTACGGAGGATAATGACGAGTTGGGAAAGTTTCAGCTCGAAGTCGTCAATTATGGCGGGTAATTACTTGGATTGGTCGTTACACATCAATGCGACCAAAAGACGTTTTAGAGCTGAATAAATGGCAATTAGAAACCGTTTGTGAGCAGCTCTACGAAATCCTCGAAGCAGAAAGCGGCAGGGGAAGCGGAGTGAAAGAATGAATGCTTTCCAAGTTCTCACTGAGTTCAAATTTGAAGTTGGTGGGGCCATTGCAAGCAGCAAAGCTTTGCAAGATCAGGTCGGCAAGCTATCATCGGCTGCCGACCAGGCGCTTCTTGCGTTCCAAAAATTATCATTTGGAATTATCAGCCAAATGGGGATTGGCAGCGGGGGGATTTTAGGCGCACTTTATCAGGCAGTGAACGCTTCAGATAAATTCATGCAAAGTCAGCTTGGTTTTGCAAATATCATTATTGCCAATGCTGGCCATGCTGTAGATTTTCAAGATGCTATGTTTGCATCAGCCGATGCAATGGAAAGAATCAGAAAAGCGTCTCAGCAGTTTTCGCTGCCTGCCTCTTCTATGACTGACATGACAAAACTTGTCGGCGCGGCTCTTATCAACAAGGGTCTTGATGATTCATCGTTTGCAAAATCCATTGATTTATCGAGAAGCTTTTTAAAATCCGCACCAGTTCTCGGAGTTGATCCACAGCTTGCCACCGGCCAGCTCATGGATTCGGTTAGTGGTCGTGCCAGTATGGCTGACACATTTTTCCAGCGACTTGTGAATGAAACAGCAGCAATGAAAGAATTTGCAGGATCGCCGCAAAAGTTTAACGCGCTTGAGCCAGCTAAGCGTTTGAAAGTTCTTACGACTGCTTTAGATCAATTCTCTAGTAACATTAATATCACGACAGCTCAGGCGAGATCTTTAAGCGGAGAAATGACAAGACTTCGTGATTCGCTTTCTGGGACTTATTCTATTTTAAAACCAATTGGCGATGTCATTTTAAATTCTTTCCTGCCAGTTTTGAGTCGCCTCAATGATTACCTCGGTAAAGAGGGCATGGAAATTTCAAAGAAAATGGCGAGTATTTTAAAGCCATTCATTGAAAGCCCAGAACAAATGCTTGTGACAACCATGCAGCTTAGAAAAATGAAAGAAGATTTGGGGCAAGCGGGAAATATTGTGAAGTTTGCTGGTATTACTGAAGGTATTGTTTTCGGTCTGACATGGCTGGTAACTGGATCATTAAAAGCAATTCCGATTGTGGGATGGTTAGCTGCTGCTTTTGCAACTCTTACGGTTGCAGTTGGAGAAGCGTTTCCTGTTTTACAAAAAATCCTAATTGCGTTTGGTGCGCTCGCAGGGCTAGCCGCTCTTTTGTATTCGTTCCCATCTCTTGTGAAAGTATTAGCAATTGCATTCAAGAGTTTTATTCTTCCTCTTGCTATAATTTATGGATTTCTTCAGCTTCTTTCGCGTGCAGCTGCTTATGCAAAAATTGAAGATGCAAAAGACTATGCTTCGTCGATGGAAAATTACGTCAGAGTTATTCGTAAAGCTCAAATTGCATTTGGTTTTTTAATTAATCCAATCCGTGATCTTTGGGATGGCGCTGCTAAGCTTATTGCGCCGCTTTTTAAAATGAGTTTCTGGGTTAATCTTCTGGTGTCCTTATTGGAATCAGTGTCGGACATGATTGTGCATACCATAGCGTTATTTCAAGCTTTATTTAATGTCATCGTGCAAGGTGTGATTAACGTAATAAACGATTTAGCTTCGGTATTTGGCATGGGTAATAATTATGCCGGTCAAACTATGAGTATAAACGAGGCGTTTGCTGATGGAATCAATTCCATTATGGATCAATACACAGAACAAATTAATCAAGGCAAAGCAATTTCCAACACGAATCAGTATATAAATAAAGTGGAAATTAAAAACCAGTTTAAAGAAAATCTTGAGCCGGATCGTATTGCCTTTACTTTGAGAGATCAACTTCTAAAGGTAGCCACCAATCCAAATTCAGCTCCAGGAAAGAGCTTCCGTGCGGCTGGCGCAACGAGTGGGTGGTAATTAATGGCTGACTTCGATACGCAACCAAGCGGCGTTAAAGCTGGCGAACCAGTTTCAAGTGCAGCACAAAAACCACCAACCATGCGCGGGCATGATTTCCCCGAGGGCTTTCGCTTTCGTGAAAAGGCCGGCAAGAAAGCAGAAGTTATTCTGGCGGGCTCATGGATGCCAGTGGTGCCATTTACCTTTGGCGGCAAACAACGGATGTCCAAGGAGTATTATCCTGGCAACTCAGAACCCACGACGCATATCATGGGATCTGAAGAAGATGACGTTACTGTAAAAGGACGACTACACGCCAAAAGGCTTCCGTCTGGGACCACTCCCGACCTTTATCGCGCCCCACTTGAGATGCAGGAGCTTATCGACTCTGTACGCCGCAGAGGCTCTCTTCTTGAGCTAACTTTAGGGGAATGGAAGCGCACAGGTTTTTTGAGTGAATGCTCTTTTGAGATGAAGCAACTCGGTGACATTGATTACACGCTGACGTTCACCATTGTTTCTCAGGAGCTGAACCCAAGAAACTATCTCTTGGTTACGACGCAGAAAACGACGCCCACTGAAATCAATGAGCGCATTAAAGATGCTCTCAAAGCCATGCAAAACAAAAAGACCCAGATTCCACCGGAAGTGCCAACAGAAGTCGGGCGCACTTTAAATGACGCCACTGATAGCCTTGCCGATGCTTTAAAGTTCGTCACTGATCTGGTGGACGCACTGGTTGACACTGCCGACCAGATCACTGGATCGGTGACTCGGGTATTGGGGTTGATTCGCTATTCACTAGGCTTGATTCAGAGCTACAAGCGCCAGATCGGGAAAATGAGCTTTGCTTTGTCGCAATCAGCCAATTTTCAGGATGCGCCCAAGGGGATGAGCGTTGGCGCTGCAATCGTCCTCAGTGAGCAGCAAACCGCAGCCTATACCTTGGCTTACCTTTCCGATTTAAACGCAATGCAAGCCAGCCTGAGCTTAATGCGGGAGCGTTTTAAAGAGATCGCCAAGACAGTGCCGCTGTTCCGCCACCGGGTCATTGCTGGGGATTCGCTGCAAAGGCTCTCGGTTAAGCACTACGGCAATCCCGATGACTGGAAAGCAATCTATGACCACAACAAGCTTACTTCCACGGACTTGGTAGTTGGCTCTGTTTTAGAGATCCCGCGCTTATGAGTCTCACAGGCGGTCCAGAGGATGACGGGCCGCTGGAGCGTGGGGAAGTGTTTCATATTATTCCCGAAGAGGATTCGGTCGAACACTACGAAAGCCCATCGTGCATCTGTGAGCCGATCAAAGAAGTGATTGATCCTCACAATGACAATGTGGTGTGGGTCCATCGCTTTATTCGGGAGTCCTTGCAGTGAGCTTTTTTTACCCCCAGGCGGCAATTCGTTTGCGAGTAGTTTGGGAGGACTTTCAGCCCAAATCCGATACGAAAAACTTGCCTGTCTATGAGATGACGGTCCTTGCCAAATCTCTCACGGTCAATATTAACGACTACACCCAAGCCGATAGCTTTGAGTGTGAGATAGACTACAAGAACTTTCCTTTTGATCCCAGAACTATCCGAAGCCTGGGTGTTACGATCTATATGCAAGATATGCGGCGCCTGGTGGGAGCTGATGGCTCCAAGGTGCAGATCGCTCCAGAGCGCAAAAACGTGATCTTCATGGGCTTTGCGGATGAAGAGTCGATTTCATTTAACGACACAGATCGCACCATTCGCTTTGAGGGTAGAGACTTCACCTCGCTTTTATTAGATGCGCCTTATCCGTTTGGCAACGTGGACATTTCAAGACCCCTTGATCTGGTCATCAAAGAACTTCTGACAAATCTTCCGGCGAGTGAAAAAATTGAAGTGGTCAACAAAACGGGCGAGGAACTGCCGACCATTGCCAAGTATGCTCCTGACTTTGGAAAGCTTGCTGGGCAGAAGAACACCAAAAATCAAAGCTATTGGGCGGTCATTCAAGACATCGTTTCAAAGGCTGGACTGATTGCTTATATTGAGCTAGATCGTTTGATTATTTCAACGCCGAGAAACATTTTTGGCTCCAAGGATAATTATCAATTCATTTATGGAAAAAACATTCAGTCGCTAGAGTTTAAGCGCAAACTAGGCCGCACCAAAGGCGTTAATATCCAGGTGATCAGCGCCAGCCTAGAGAAAAACAAAGACGTTCTCACAGCCAAGATACCAGAAGAAGCCAGTGAGGAGTGGTGCCAGGCTGTTGGGGTTTTGCGTGAGTCAGTGAAGATCGAAAAGATCGGGATTGATGGAAAGCCAAATCCAGAAGCTGCGCCTTACATTACGTTTCGAGTGGCTGAAGTCGATAGCAAGGAAGCTCTCATTAAAATCGGTGAGGGAGTCTTTGAAGAGGTTGGACGCCAACAAATCGAAGGTACTCTTGAAACGAAAGAGATGATGCTTCTGCAAAACGTGTCGGGCTCTCATGTGGAGTTTGATTGCACCAAGATCCGCAACGGGACTCCGGTCAAAATCGAAATCAATCAGGAAGATATGCAAGGCTTCTCTCGACTCGATACCCAGGCAGCAAGGGAAGATTACTTAAAGAAAAAAGGCTACAAGCCCGAGATCGCCGCCGCGATTTCAAAAGCCACCGGACGTTTTGATACGGTTTTTTACACCAAAAGCGTGAGCTTTAGTTTGAGTCAAGATGATGGCTTTTCCATGAAGCTTGATTTCATTAACTTCATTCAGCTCCCGAAAAACTTGGTGGGAAGGTAAACGTGGCCAACATTGATTTAGAAGTCTTCCGAGAGATTTTTAAAGATAACCGAACTCACATTGCGATTGGCCGCATTTCTGAAGTGGAGATGGCTAAGGATCGCTCGGTAGTCAGAGTGAAGGTTGTGATCTTCCCAGAGAATGTAGAGATCATTGCGCGTATGAGCTGGGAGCAAGTGGGGCCAGGATCTGGAATCTTTGGCTTTCCAGTGGTGAATGATCTGGTGCTGGTGGCATTTGCCGATGGTGATATTGACCAGGCGTTTGTGATTAAGCGTTTAACGTCAAAAGAAGACAAGGTTCCACTGCAAGCGGTCAGCGGGCATTCGGTCATGAAAGCCCTAGATGGAAAAAAAGTCTTTATCACTTCTGACACAAAGATTTGTCTCTCCAAAGGGGATGCAGAACCAACACAGCCCATTGTTCTTGGAAACGTCCTGAAAGAAGCTCTCTCCAGTCTGATTGAAGAAATAATAGGTCACACGCATATCGGAAATCTCGGTTATCCGACTGGCACGCCAATTCAGGCTGGGGCGTTTTCTTCGATTAAATCCTCTCCGGTCGATGATAGTGCGATGCTCTCCGACATTGCTTTCACGGAGAAGGGTTGATGGCACTTACTCAAAGCTCTCTTGCAAGTAGAATCCAGAGTGAAATCCAAGCAATTTATGGCGCTCCATCGGATGCTGGTAAGCTTCAGCAATTTTGTACGGCTTTGGCCAAGGCCATTGTTGATGAACTAAAGGCCAACGCTGAAGTCACAGTGCTGGGAGTTACACCAGGCGGCAGTTCAGCGGTTGGGAAAATTACATAATGGCAAAGCTTGATGAAATTCTTTTCACGGACGTTTTGCATCGGTCAGATCTAATCAAAAAAGAAGAGGCCGGCGACTTAGATCAGGTTTCGGGCCTGGAAAACTTAAAGCTTTCTCTCTTTCGTCGATTAATGACTGAGCCAGGCACTTTGATCCACAGGCCCGAATATGGTGTGGGGATTAAGCGTTGGCAAAATGCTCCGGCAACCCTGGCGGCGAAAAGATCCCTTGCCGCCGCTATTACCGATCAATTCCAGCGCGACTCTCGGGTGGAATCAGTGGTTGGCGTAAAGGTCATTGAGAATGATCGGGAGCCCGAGAAGTTTACCATCGTAGTGCGCGTGAAGGTCGTCGGCTACGGTGAGCAATCCATTGAATTTATCCCGTTTGGAGAGGTGCCCTAATCATGGCTTTGAAAACACGCCAAGAACTCTACGACATTATGAAACAAGAGATTCAGGTCAATAACCCAGCCCTTTCGGATTGGGAGGAGGGCTCGATCCTGGACGGGATGACGGGTGCATCGGCCACGGCCATTTCTGAAGTGATGGGCCTCATTGTTGAAGAGTTCAACAAGACGTTCATCGACACAGCCAATGGCCCGGAAGTCACTGGCAGCACAGACGATCTTCAAACACTTGCCGTGGATCACTTTGGCTCTAGCTTTGCTCGACCAGCAGCTCAGAAAGCCGTTGGTATTGTGACTTTCTCGCGCCCCACTACGGATGACGGAGACTGCACGATTAATGCCGGAACAATCGTCAAGACAGCCATTGATGCCAACGGTAATTCACAGCGGTTCCAAACGAAAAGCACAGTTGTCATGACGGGCCTTAGTATTAACGCTTCCGTTGAAGCCATCGAAGCCGGTACTTCAGGAAACGTCGACGCTGAAAAGATCACAGCTATTGAAACAACTCTGACCGATCCCTCCATTGTAGTTTCAAACGATGAAGCGATGTCTGGGGGAGCTGAAGAGCAAGACGATGCCAGATATCGGCAAACCATTCGAGACAAGCTCGTGCTGACTCGCGGTGCGGTCAAGGCTGCAATTGAAGCGGCAGCAAGAACTGTATCAGGTGTAGAAAGAGCAACAGCCGTAGAAATTGAAATTCCAGTCATCGAATATGATATTCAAAACCAAACACCAGTTACCGGATCGGTGTTTTTTCGCATTCCTTATGTGAATCTATATGTGGCTGACGCCAATGGCACGGCCAATGATGCTTTGATCAATTTGGTGCAAATCGAAATCAACAAGGTCAGAGCTTACGGTGTCAAAGTCGAAGTCATTGGTGCTACTCCGGTTGAGATCAATTGGACAATTTCCGTGACGTTCAATCCATCTGGACCAAACTTTTCAACCCTGTCTTCCGATCCCCAGGCGATTTTGGATTCTATGAGCGAATACCTCAACGGTTTAGCTGTGGGCATGGATTTCATTAGAGCCGATGCCAATGCTGCGATTTTAGCGATCTGGGGGCCAGAAGGGACCAATGATATCAGTGCGATTGCGACCGTGGCCCCAGTCGGAAACGTATCGGTCGGAGCGGGTGAAAAGCTTGTCGCCGGCACGATGGCAATTGAGTAACCACAAAGGGGCTATGGATGGCACTTACAAAAGAGCAGTGGGCCAGTAAGATCCGCACCTTCTTCCCACAATGGTTTTTCGAGGTCGAGCAAAACAACATTGCTTTCATCAATGGTCTTTCAGCCGCATTATCGGCAACGCAAGTTTTGATGGAGGAAAACTTTAATAAAACCTTCATCGGAAATGCGAGTGATTCTTTACTGGAATTGCATGGTTCTGAAAGAACAGTAGTTCGCACGACAGGAGAGAGTGATTCACTTTATCGGGAAAGAATTCGCTCTTTACTTAATTTGTCGACTCAAAATGAACTTTTCAACGCTTTAAAATCTTGTTTGAGCAATGGCGATCCATTGCTGATTGAAAATCACAATTACGGTTATTTTGGATTTGTCGATAATGAACTGTATTTTGATGATCAGAAGTCAATTTGGCTTTCACATCATAAATTCTGGAATTGGTTTACGGTGATTATTCCTGCCCAAGAATTTGGAAATGAAGCATTGATAAAAGAAGCAGTTATCAAGGTTTTAGAAGAGTGTAAGGCGTTGGGTGTTACATACGATGTTGAATATAGGACGTGAAGAATGAAAAGAATTGTCTTTAACGAGTTTGAAAAAATCTCGGTTGATGATTTTAATGACGCCTCAAAAATTAACTTTCAAGGTCTTACTGAGCGTTTTTTCTATGAAGTGTTAGACAAATCTAGTGGATTTATTCGTGACGGTTTTCTTGTCACTCGTTCATCACCTACCTCAGTTACTGTTTCTTCGGGTGTCGGGTTTTATTACGACAGCACGCAAAGTGGGTATGAAACTAAATATCGCCCAATGTATTTGGCAGAAAATTTGAGTCTTTCACTTGGAACTGACTCGTGGGCCTCGGCTCCGGCAGCTCCAAATAGCCGCATTGATATTATTGTTGCGAGACCGAAAATCGAAGTAACTAAATCTGAATATCGGCAGATAAAATCTGGCGGCACAGGGCCAATTATCACTCAATTAGTTGATAAGGTCAGTGAGTTCCGATGTGAGATTGATGTCATTGAGGGAGAATCAAGTCTTGCTCCGATTGCTCCTGAAACTCCAAACGGTTGGGTAAAAATTGCTGAAGTTTTGATTTCTGGCACAAGCATGATTGCTAGTGCTGCAAGTGTTTCCGACTTGAGAACTAAGCTTTACTCACAGGAGAATCCACAATTACTTGCCAATCACGCGGCAACAAATAGTGGCTTGCATGGCGTGAGTGGTGACATTGTAGGAACAACTGACAGTCAAACCATTTCAGGGAAAGACTTTGCTCAAAATTTAATTGCCGATTCTGATGGCTCAAGAAATCTTGGAAGTTCGACTTTGCGTTGGAAAGACATTCATTCATCTGGTTTTCTGGAGATGAGTGAAACTGAAGTGCCTGATATTCCTGGATCTGGAAAACACAGAATTTATTTTAAAGACGATAACAAGGTCTATTACATCGGAAGCACCGGAAGTGAACGACTTCTTGGGATGGATGCGGTGGAATTTGCTGGTACAATTCCGCCCGGCGTAATCATGCCGTATGCTTCAGAATTGTCTGTTCCTGATGGCTACCTGCTTTGTGATGGCAGCGCCATTCCACGAAGCTCTTTCAGTCGCTTATTCCAGGCAATTGGCTGTACGCATGGATATGGTGATGGAGTTACTACATTCAATCTTCCTGACTGCCGTGGAATGTTTTTGCGTGGTGCCGCATTTACATCGGTCAATGATCCAGATCGCTCATCACGAACAGCCGTTTTTAGTTCAACATTTACAATTACAAACTGCGTGACAGTTAGTGGATCGCCAATTGTGGCCGTTGCTGATACGAGCTTTATTGCTCCAGGTATGGCTGTCTCTGGCACAGGAATCCCGGCTGGAAGTTTTGTATTTGAAATTATCAACGCTACAACATTTAGATTAGGTTCAAGCTCTCGTCTTGCTGTGAATGCAACTGCAAGCGGATCAGTGACATTGACGTTTGCTCGATCAGCTTCAAGTGCTTTTGTTGGCTCTATTCAAGGTCATTCATTTCAAACGCATACGCATATTCAAAACGCGCACGCTCATGTTCAAAAAATTGTTCCTTCATCTGGAGGAAATTTAGAAGGATCTATTCTAGGAACTGTCAACGGAGGAACTGCCGTAGATACTGAAATTTCGACGGCTTCTACAACAGCGGTGAACCAAAACGCTTCTGCAAGTGGATCTTTGGCTCAGGCCTCTTCATTGGAAACGCGACCAATTAACGTCGCAGTAATGTATATCATTAAGTATTGAGGTTAAAGAATGTTTGCCTACTCATTTGACTCAGATGGTTACTTTAACGGAATGGTAAAAAGACAAAAAAGCCCATTTCAGGATGATGTCTTTTTTCTTCCAGCAAATTGTGTTGATTTTGCTCCACCTGAAATTGGTCCAGATCAAGAAGCAAAGCTGGTCAATGGCAAATGGGAATTAGTCGAATGCCGAAAAGCTATTGCTAAAAAGATTCTTGAGGAGCAAAAGCGTCAAGAAGAAAAAAATAGAAAAGCCGAAGAGATCAAAAAACGGCAAATGGAAGAAGAGGAAAAAACCATTCTCAAACAAATCAGAGAGAAACAATTGGCTCTCGATGAAGCTCATAAAAGACTTTCTTCTGCTGATTTAAACGCAAAGATTTCTTCAGTGACAACCTTGCAAGATTTTAAATCATTATTCAGCGAAGTGATGAGTGATCTGGTCCTCGTTTTGAAGAAATAATTCCGAGTAAGTAATACGTCGCAAATTAAATTTCACCATTTCCAAATCGGATCGAAAGCTTTCTGTTAAGGGGGCTGATCTGATGGCTGATGACATTACGATTGTGAAGGTTAGCTTTGAAGCTCTGTTAGGGTTTGCGGCGGCCATGTTTGTCCCCTCAGTGGCCGCAGCCTGGGCTTTGCTTCATGCCTTGGTGTTTCGGCCCTTAAATTCTCTCAAAGATGAAATCAGCGTTCTGAACACAAGCTTCCAGACGGTATCGCAAAAGCAACTCAAACTTGAATCCGACCACTCAGCCATTGTGGTGATTCATGAATCGAGATTTGACCGGATTGAACAAGACCTACGGGATTTGAGAAACGAACTTAATTAGGAGGACGTAAGATGATTGAAACAGTTAACATGATGGTTGTTTGGTTGGCTACCAACGGCGTTGAGTTTTTGGGTGCCTTGACAGCGGTATTGAGTGCGCTGATTGCCCTTTTTCTTCTGATCCCTGGTGAGCAGCCAGAAAAGGCTCTCCAGGCTATCGTGGACTTCTTAAAGAAGTTTTCGGTGAAGTGATGTTACAGATCGTCAGGGCAATCGCAAAGCTGATTTTCCTGATCGAAGCTTTCTTTCGGGCGCTCGTTCGTTGGCAGAACGAACGGGCTGCCTCGAAAGCCAAAGACGCCATTGATGAATCCATCAAGACCGGCGACCAGAAGAAAATCGAAGAAGCCATCGGGAGCGAAAATGCTGGAAAGCCCACCAAGCACAAAATACCGGATCTCAAAACTCGTCCTGTGCGTGATCGGACTCATGACGATTAACGCTTGCGCTGGAAGAGACATCCGCAAAGAGATTGAGGCCGATATTTGGAACATTGATTACAAGGACGGGTCTATTTATCGGATCGTGGAAGAAAACGGCAAGAAGAGAGAAGAGTTCATTTACTGCACGGATAAATCAGCCAGGCTGTTTAAGGCGATCCACAAGGATGACTTAAAGAAATGGCTCGATGAGTTCTACAAAAACTGTAGCTGTAAGGGCCAAACGAGTCTTTACGGGATCAAGCTTGTTGAGGGGTCATTGTGAGAAAGATTCAAAGCAAAATGATCGAATGGCTTGATGAAAAGCTCAAAGGAAACGGCCTAGCGGAATGGGCCGTTAAAAACAAAGATCCAAGAGTTTTGATGATTGAAGCAGCAAAAGCTTGCGTTGGGATCAGAGAGAAGACGAATAAAAACGATGGCCCGATGGTGGAGCTGATCCAAAAGACTCTCGGTGGAGCGGATAAAGAGCCTTGGTGCATGGCCTTCGTCCAAACGGCCATTGCTTACGCAGAAACAAAGTGCCAGGTGAAAAGCCCCTTGGTTCATTCCGAACATTGCAAAACCGTTTGGGATCGCACGGTAAAAACGCAAAGAGTGGAATCGCATCCACTGCCAGGTGCCGTGGCGATTTGGGTTTATGAGGGATCGAGCCGAGGTCATACGGGAATTGTTTTGGGTGCAGACGATAACATTTTTCAGGCAGTTGAGGGCAATACAACGTCTGGGCAAAAAGCTGGCGGCGGAATTATCAGAGAAGGCGGCGGCGTTTACTTCACTGAAAGAGATTTACAAGGATTTCCAAAACTTTCGACTAGATCGAAAATGAAGTTGGTTGGATTTCTAAAACCGTTTTGAAGTTTATCCTGTGTCACTTCAGCCCCCAAAAGAAGTGATTTGGCAGGAGCTTAAAAGGCAAAAATGCGATGGCAGCAATTTCATTCCCACAGCCCTATGTGCCAAAAGGTTTAGTCAAAACACTGACCTCATTAGAAGCGTTGGAGAAAAAGTTTTCTCTCCCGGAGTTGCCCGAGTACCCCGCTCTGGTCCGACTCATTCCAGGTGGAGGGATCGAACAGATCAACGGTGTCGATTTTTCCGTGCTGGGAGACTTGGTGCAGTGGTCTGAACTTGGTTTGGAAGGATTTTTGGAGGAAGGCGACGTGATCCTGGTTTTTTACTAAGGGGGTGTAACAAATAGGGAGCAGGTGGTTTTGGGTTTTGGTCTTAATTGGTTTCGGCGTGATTAAATTATTTTGGGGGATTAAATAGAATGGCTCAACAAATCGTAAAAAAGTTTATCGCAGATGGCGCAATTGACGGGGAGAAGCTTCTTCTCGAATCAGGTCAGGCAATCCGAGTACAGGATGGCGCAAACGTCATCGAACTCGTGAAGTATCAGAACGAACAGGTGTTGGTAGCTGGTAGCCAAGTTGCTTTGATGTCGGACATCATTGGTGAACAGCAAGAGCGTGAAGACGCAGACGACGCTCTTGGTCTTCGCATTGATGCGACAGAAGGTCGTTTGGACGTAATCGAAGGTACTGGCGAAGGTTCGATTGCAAAGGCTGTTGCTGATCTCGTCAACTCAGCTCCAGCGACTTTGGACACTTTGAACGAGCTTGCTCAGGCATTGGGTTCAGATCCTAACTTTGCGACAACAATTGCGACTCAGATCGGCGAGATCGAGAATGATCTTTCTGCTCACATGAACGCTCTCACCAATGCTCACGAGGCATCAGCGATCAGTGTTAGCCCGGTTTTGGGTTTCACGGCGACTGACGTTAGCGGCGCTTTGGGTGAGTTGAAAACTGCGGTGGAAGCAGCGGCTGGCGCCGGCACAACTCTCCAGGGTGAACTTGACGCTCTGGAAATGGTTGTCGATGGCGTTCAATCTGACGTTTCAACTCTTCAGGGTCAAGTTACGACTCTTCAGGGTGACGTGTCGAACCTCCAAGGTCAGGCGACTGATTTTGAAGATCGCATCAGCGAACTTGAGCAAGAGATCGACGGTCCAGCATACGAGAAAGCAAAGTTCGTTCTGACATCAAATGATCTTGCTTACATTGAACTCAGCCACCTGGCGATTGAGAAATCAGTCATGGTTTCCGTTGGTCGCTTGATGGCTCATGTAACTGACGATTACACGCTGTCAGAGTCCAATGGTGTGACACGCATCACTTGGGCTGGTGACTTTGCTGATTCTCAGTCGGAAATGGCTTTGGCGGCAGGAGATGTAGTTTACGTTTCTTACGCTTACCCGCTCTGATCTGAGTAAGTAAGGCTTGGGGGGAGGGGATTCTCTCCCCCTTTTTCTAAGAGGTTTTATGACAAAGATTAACCCGAAGTTTATTTCCAATCTCATGACCACCGACTCAGAGTTATCTTCGGCGCTTGCTTTAAAGCAAAGTCTCTCAGAAAAAGGTCAGCCAGGCGGATATGCTGGACTTGATAGCACTGGAAAAGTTCCTCTGGTCAACATACCGAGTGGGGGTGGAGGCAATGGCCTCTCGGCTTATGAAGTAGCCGTAGCCAATGGGTATGTCGGAACCGAGACGCAGTGGCTAGCATCGTTAGTTGGAGCCACGGGAGCGCAGGGCCCTACAGGGCCGCAAGGCGAGACAGGGCCACAGGGGCCGCAAGGTGAAACAGGGCCAGCGGGAGCCACAGGCCCACAGGGGCCACAGGGTGAGACTGGCCCGCAGGGTCCAACGGGTCCACAAGGTCCAGCTGGATCTGATGCCACGATTCCTCCGGGAACCATTGTGGCTTACGCTGGAAGTGCTGCTGCCCCAACTGGGTGGCTGTACTGCGACGGATCTGACGTTTCACGCACTACTTACGCTGATTTGTTTGCAATCTTGGGCACCGTTTTTGGAACTGGTGACGGATCAACTACGTTTGGCCTTCCGAACACAGGTGGCGTTTATATTCGTGGTGCTGGCTTTCAAACCATCGCAACAACGTCTTACCTTGCAAACTTCGCCGCCAAGCAAACTGATTTGTTCAAGTCGCACAAACACAGAATGGCACCTGGCACTGGTAACACAACGGCTAACACTTCCAATACGCCAAGACGCTATCCGGATATTTCCAACGGCGTGCAAACAAACTATGCGGTTTATACGGATACTCCCGTGTTGAGCAGCACGGCCAATGGTAACAACTCGCCAACGGCGGATGGTGGAACGGAAACAAGACCGGCAACTATCGTCTTAAATTACATTATCAAATATTAAGGATTTGAGATGAAAGCATACTTTTATGACCATCAGGGATTTTATGTCGGCATCATCAATCGCCAGCAAAGCCCGCTTGAGCCGGGTGTTTGGCTGATGCCAGCTAGTGCCACAACTGAAATGCCACCAGAGTGTGCGGAAAACCAAATCCAAAAGTGGACGGGTTCGCAGTGGATTGTCATTGAAAAGCCTTCGGAAGAAGTGCCAGTCAATACATTGCCGGAATTGAGTCCGCAGGAAATCATTAACGAAGAGGCGCTATATTTTCTTGCGTCAACAGATTGGTACATCATCAGAGAAATGGATTCAGGTGAACCATGCCCGATTGAGATCAAAGAGCAAAGAGCCCAAGCCCGCGCCAGAATCGTGAAATAACAAAAGGGGAGTTTGTGCAAATTAAAGCTGGTGACAATGTGCCGCTCGTTCTCCAAATCTATGACGGAGCCACGGATGTTTATCCGATTGCCAAAGTGTTTTCTCCCACAGCAGAAGAACTTCACAGTGTAGAGCTGGAGCATCAGGGTAGTGGGCTTTATGTGGCCTCAGTTCCGATGCCTTATTTGTCGCATATCACAGTCCAGTACAAAACTTATGAAGATCCAGGACACACGCAGCTCTCGGGTGCTTATACGATTGCTGCGGAGGTTTTCTTTCGACTGACTTCGCAAAGCACAGGGCAAGCTAATTCAGAGCTTTTCGGCGAAATCAGCGATGTTTCCCTTGAAGGGACGATAATTGAGCAACAAAGGAGCCTCTGACATGGCTGTTAAAATCGTTCATGGCGAAGACATCACGCTTGCTTTAAGAATTAAGGACTCAAAAGGCAATCCCTACGATCTCACGGGTGTTACAGAGGTCACGGCCCGGTTTCAGAAAACAGACAACACGGTTTTATCAAAAACTCTCAGTTCTGGGTCTGTGGTGATCGAGTCTCCCACTCATGGAACTCTGTCGGTTGAACTGCTTGATGCCGATACGTCTCAGCTCAAAAAAGGCGACGGGCAAAGTTTAGAGGTCTGGATTGATGTCGGGCAAAGTCGCCGAATTGCTCAGTTTGTAAAGTCACTGAATGTGGCAAGTAAATTATTTTGATTAGTTCTTAACCGAAGTTAATTACTCATCATAAAAATTGACTAGTCTGTAAAAACTATTTGTTGATTCAAACAATGTGACAATTTATCAAGTCGCTCATGACAACAACTACAAGAGAACTTTTAATTAAGGTGTCTGACTTCGAGTTGCGACAATTGATCAAGCAGAATGCGCAAATGGCGGGCATTTTGTTGTCAGAGTTGAAACGTCGAAAAAAACAGGCGGTAGGACAAAAAGTCACAAGTGAGCATGAAAGTCGCGTTGTGGCTTTTTGCCACCTATTCTTCTTCTTCCTTGGCATTGTTTAAAATCAAAGGTCTCATCATGGCTCGGATGGCGTCATAGACATCATCATCTTGTCTGGTGATCAGCTCCAAGATGTCCTCTGGAATGCCATTGATCTTCTCGGAGACCTCGTGAAATTCCTCTGAGAGTTTTTGCATCAATTGGTAAGGTCGCTCGCCTGGCGTGGTTGCTTTGCCAGAGCCTTTTCCATACGCCACCAAAAGCTCATAGGTTTCGAGCTGAAAGTAATTGGCAATCTTCTCGACGGTATCAACACCGACACTGACCTCTTGATTCAAAATGTCATTTAAAGCCGGACGAGAGATTCCAACGGCTAAACAAAAACCCTGTTTTGTTAGGCCGTTTCTTTCCAAGAGCTTTTCCACGTTCGTCGCCAGAATTTCTCTGGCTGTGGTTTTTTTCATCAATTCACCCACTCAAAATAAGTCAGAGCCAAATAGACCAAAAGAACCTGTTGACAGACAATGAAGCTGAAAATTACGCTTGCGTAAGTTTTAGATAAAGAACCAGAAATAGCAGCATACGACGCTATACAACCGCATAGGAGGATTTATGAATCTGGTTAAGAGTAGTCTAATTACTCTGGCAAAGACGGTGACGGAATTGCCCGTTTTGCTAGAGGAATCGCAAGGGGAAATCACCCCTGAGATCGAAGCTTTAATGAATATTACCTCGGCTGAATTGGTGGCTAAATTAGATAGCTATCAGTTCATTTTAGAGCGATTGGATCTTGAGCAGCAGTTCGCCAAAGACAAAGCGGCACAGTGGTCAAAGGTCGCAAAAACTTTTGATTCTGCTAAATCGCGGCTGAAGGAAAATATTAAAGAAGCAATGAAACAAATGCAGACCACCGAGTTGGTGGGCGAAGAATCGCGCTTTGTTCTCACTCCAGTTAAGCCAGCACTTAATATCACAGAAGAAGATTTAACAGATTCTTACAAGATGATCGTGCAAACGACAGTGCCGGACAAGGAGAAGATCCGCGCTGATTTGGAGATGGGTGTGGCCGTGCCAGGGGCTCGCCTTGAGCAAGGTTTTGCTCTGAGATCCTACGCTGCCACCAGTGCAGCACAAACCAAGAAAAAAGCAAAAAAAAGCCCGGATGAATTAACCACCCAGGCGTGATCGTTATTAAGCAGCAACGCAACAACAACAATCAAAGGAAGCATAATGTCAAATCTCGAAAAAGTCAACGATACGAAGGCTTTTGAAGTGTCCCATCAGCAACGTGTGCAAGTTCCATCAATTCTGGCTTGGATACAAGATCCCGCTCGCCGTCAGCTTTGCAAGGATCTTCATGCGAAGGGGGCATCAGACCTCGAATATGAGCATCTGCTTGTGGTCTCAACAAATACCCAACTCGATCCATTCAAGCGCCAGATTTATTTGGTGCCACGCTGGGATTCTAAATTAGGTCGTAACGTCTACACTCCACAAACTTCCATCGACGGATTTCGTCTGATCGCGGAACGCACTGGAAAGTACATTGGCCAGCTTGGCCCGTATTGGTGCGGGCCAGATGGCAAGTGGGTTGATGTGTGGCTGGAAAAGGGATCGCCAGCAGCGGCGAAGGTTGGCGTGCTTCACGCTGATTTCAAGGAGCCACTCTGGGCTGTGGCTCGCTTTGATGCCTACGCGCAAACGACTTCCAAGGGTGATTTGACGGTGATGTGGAAGAAGATGGGCGATGTGATGATTGCAAAGTGCGCTGAGAGCCTTGCGATCCGCAAAGCCTTTCCAGATCAAACGGCAGGTCTTTATACGTCTGAAGAAATGGCGCAGTCAGAACCCCAAGCGCAGCAAGTCAATCCAATAAAGCAAATCAGAGATGTCGAAGCCGCTCAAAGCAGTGATCCAGGCAACTACGTCATGCAAAAGGGCATTTTTAAAGGGAAATCCCTTTACGAGATCGGCGCGGTTGAATTGGCGCCGTACTTCGATCAGATCCAAGAGTCTTTTGAGCAAACCGGAAAAACACCAACCAAGTCAGAAGCTGAGTTCTTAGAGTGCGCAAAGGCTTTCATTGCCCGTGAGAAAGCGTCAATGGGTCTTGATCTTGAGTCAATGGAAGCCGACTACAATGCCGAGTGGGAGAAATGAGTCATGTCAAAAACGAAGTATATCACAGGCAAAGTCTACTCACTTGCGATGACTTCAATGGATGAAAGCATTGTGATTTCCGCATTGGAGGTCGGAAATTCGCAACAACTTATTCTTTTGTACTCACCGCATGAACTTGATCAGGCCCAGGCGGATTTCTGGGAACTGAGACGTAGAAAGCTCGAAACTTACCAAGACGTGTTGAAAGGAGTCATCCGTGATCCAGATCCAGGTTTCTGAAATCATCAATGCGATTGATACGGATCAGCCAGGCATGAGCCGCAAGATCCGGGCGAATCTTGAAGACCTTTTGAATCAAGGAGAGATTTTTGACACTGGTTACTTTCGGCCTCCACAAAAAGTCGGGAAGGCTACTGATAAAGTTCGGAAAAGCAATTTACCTCGTCAATTTTGAACAGAGAGCGGGCCGGACTCCGGCCCCTTTCCTTCATCAAGGAGTTCAACATGAAAAAGCAAAGATGGTGGAAATCGAATCAGCCAGAAGCCGCTTTGAAATCTACTGAAGAAATTCAGCCATCAAAGCCTCGATCTATTAAGGATCTTCCGGTGCTCTACACAGCCCGCCAGGTGGCTGAGTATTTCGGCGTGAATCATTACACGGTCTATAAGTGGAATGCCGAAGGGCTGATCAAAGGTGATCGCTTGGGTCGCCACCTTCGCTTCACGGCTGAACAGATCGCTCAGTGCAAGGCACGCAAGGAGGCATTGTCTCATGGGTAAGAAAGGAACTATTCAAGTCGGAGTGACAACAGCGAGTGGAAAATATGTCACTCGTCGTTTTCTTTCATCGAAAGATGCTCGTGACTGGCAGGAGGCTGAGAGAGCCAAGCGTCAGCGCGTGTTGGCTGGCTTGGATCTTCCGAAAAAACTCAAGAGCATGACTTTGCAGCAATATGCGGTGGAGCACTACATTGCCCGCCGCATGAAGGGCGAGGTGATCGGCAAAGCTCGCGGTAAGAAACGTCAGCCGGCAGTTCGCGGCACTTGGGAGAATGAAGCTCAGAGATTAGAGGACTATGTGATTCCTCGAATGGGCGGAAGACCTCTTGGCACGATCTCATCGGAAGAGTGGGAGTTGGTGTTTGATCAGATCCAGGCCAATCCGATGAAGAAAGAAGTGGGCCGGCTTTCAGATTCAACGATGAATAAGATCAGAGCTTTGATGTCTCGTCTTTACGAAGACGCGATCATCGAAGGTTATGCGATCCGCAATCCGATCCGCGACACAGCCACCAGAGACGAAGGCGACCCGCAAAAGAAAAGTGATTATTGGAATCGGGACGAGTGCGTGAGGTATTTGGCTGAAGCCAAAAAGATCAGCCCGCAATTTTTTTGCTGGGCAGTCTGGGCCTTAAACACAGGTGGCAGAATCAATGAGTTGTTAGCGACAACGCATGACGATGTGAACCTAAGAGAAGGGTTCATTTCTATTGCCAAGATCGTGGACATTCATGACGCCAACACAGTCAGAGAGCGCACAAAGGGAAAGCGTTCAAGAATTGTTGGCATGAATAACTCAATGATTGATGCTTACCTTCGCTTGAGAGATTCGCTGGATCGCTATCACAGTGACGAGTTCTTGTTTGCTCACGAACCAGGGCAGCCGGGAAAGTATCACTGGTATTACAAGCTTCATCGCCGGGCCTGTGATCGTGCACGGGTGAAATACATTAGACCTCACGATCTCAGGCACACCTATGGAAGCCACTATATGATGGCTGGTGGATCATTGGCGGATCTTGGCGAAGTGCTCGGACACAAGTCGCCTTCAATGACTCAGAGATACGCGAAGTTTTCGCGCGAACATTTGCAGAAAACGTCACAAGTCTTTGAGGTCGGATTAGAGACAGAGAAAAAGAAATAGCAACATAGCAATAGCATAGCAGACAGCCCAAAAACGGGGGCTGACATAGCAGAGACGCAATAAGGGGATTTGTAAGTGTTTGAAGTCAGAGGGAAAATGGAGAATGGATGGGGGGCCGCGGCGGTGAAAATCCACAGCACAAGCGGCTTGCAAATCCGTCTACGGGGGTGCGAATCCCTCTACCACCTCCAAATTTCTTCCCGACTAGACCATAAACGTAAAGTATTGAATCAAGGCAGAAAAGCGCCTTCTTTCAATAGTTTCCTAGGTAAAAACACTGCCCATTTCGCCCCGACTAGACGCAAACAAAAACCGTTTGCGATTTTGGTCTGGGTTGCCCCTTTTGGCTCTATTTTGAGCTGTCTGCATAGCAATAGCATAGCACGCACAAAAATCAGCAACGCAACTATACTAGGAGCAGCAGTCATGGGACGCATACGAACAATTAAGCCAGAGTTCTTTCTGCACGAAGGACTGGCTGATCTCGAATCAGAAACGGGTTTACCTTTACGCCTCGCCTTCATTGGCCTTTGGTGCCAGTGTGACCGCGAGGGCCGCTTTCACTGGAAGCCAAGAACGCTCAAGGTGCAAATTATGCCTTGGGATGACTGCGACTTCGGTCAGATTCTTCAGGCGCTTGATTCGGCTGGATACGTGAAAATGTATGCAGTTGATGGGAACATTTACGGCGTTGTTCCTTCTTTCAACAAGCATCAGGTGCCAAACGCTCGGGAAGCTCAGTCAAAGATTCCAGCGCCGCCCGAGACAATCGAAATCGAAGAAAAGAAAAGGTCACGGAACATCCCGGCTGAAGTTAAGCGGGCGGTTCTTGAGATAAGTGATTCATGCGCCGAGTGCGGCACAACTGAAAACCTTCAGTTTGACCACATTATCCCATTCTCCAAGGGCGGCGATAACAGTCTGAACAACATTCAACTGCTGTGCGCTCCATGCAATGTCCGTAAGTCCGACACTGTAATGCACATGAAAGAACATGAAACGCACGTGCAAGCACGTGCAAGCACGTGGGGAACTGGAAGGGAACTGGAAGGGAAAGGAACGGGAACTGGAAAGGAACGGGAAGGAGTTCCGCGCCGCTCACGCGTCACGGAGCCAATCGAAACAGTTGTGTCCAGTGAGAACATTTTGCACGGCCAAATTTCGCAAGAAAACGCGCTGCTCGTCGCTTCAAGACCCAAGGGGAATGGTAAGGGTGCCACCCTTGTCTCAAAACTCAACAGAAAGCGTTTAGAGCTACATATTGCGATTCATGGAGTTGAGCCACTAACCAATGCTCAGACCAACGGAATGCTGTCCAATCTGATCAAGCTGGCTGGTGAAGATTTAGCTCCACGGGTGCTAGAATATTTTTACGCAGTGCCAAATAAGTTCTATCGAGACAAAGGACATCCTTTGCAGCTGATGATCCACGATCTCGAAAAGCTGGCAACGGAAGTGAAGCGCCAGGCGCCAATCATGCCCGATATGAGAGCCGGTGATTTTGAGAAGCAAAAGCACAATGCCGCCCTTCGCGCGCAATACATCAAAGAAGCTAAAGAGCGTGGGGAGGACGTATGAACAAGACCACGAAGTTTGCTTTAATGATTGTGAACCTGGCTGATCTCTTGGGTCTCCAGGAGCCAAAGCACCGCATTGACCGCCTGGCAAACTTTCTTAGCACGGAGTTGTCTGAGCATGAGATGCAAGTGGCTTGCCGCCAGATTGCGCTCACGGAAAGCCGGATGCCAGTGCCAGCAAAGTTCATCGAGCTTGCGCGTGGATCTACGAAGAACCGCGCCGAAGCTGAGATTGAGAAAGTCTTTAAAGCTTTCTCACTGTACGGCTACAACTCGCCAGAAGAGGCCAAGGCTTTCTTAGGCCCGGTGGCCTGGAAAGCGATTGAGCGCATGGGTGGCTGGTACAATGTGCGAACCAGAGAAGGCTTCAATCCGCAAGTCTTCCGAGCTCAGCTCTTAAATGCTCTGCAAAGCCTGGTTGAGTCCGAATCCAGAGAATTTCAATTTTCACAGATTGAGTCGAAAAGAGTCTCACAACTCATTGCTCAAACGGTGAAAGGTATCCCAGATGAATCGCTACCAGGCCCCATGCGTGAAATGCAAAGCTCCGTCAGTCCACAAAACGGGTCTGTGCCAAGCGTGTCGGGAACAAACGTGCAAGTGCGGAACAAAGTTTCTAGTTAATACACTAGGACAAACGCTCTGTGTGCTCTGTCAGAAGAAGCGAAAAGCCAAATTAAAAAGTCTTGATTATTAAAGCCCCCAAAAGGGGCTGGGGTGGTTTTGCTGATCCATCCTGGCCCCTTCCTTCCCACAGATCGGGAAGGAACGAAAACCACAATGGAAGGTTTATTGGATGAGTACGCCTGAAAAACAAATTGAGAATGAAATTCTCGCCTGGCTTACCTACTGCGGCGCCTTGGTGTGGAAAAATCAATCCGTTGGAATCTTTGATCCAGTAAAAAAAATCTATCGCAAATCTCACAACCCATATCATCGCAACGGGGTTGCAGACATTCTCGGGATTTGGGACGGACGCCCTTTAGCGGTTGAGGTTAAAACCAAAACCGGAAAATTAACTGCCAACCAAGTCCGATTTCTGGAGGACTTTCAGGCTGCTGGAGGCATTGCCTTCGTAGCCCGTTCGATTGCTGATGTTGTGCGAGAACTAAGCAGTCCATCAAATCCTCGCGCTCAATTTCGGGCGGGAGTAAGCCAAAGCTCTATCAAGGACGATAAGCCAAAAGCTTCTCCCGCTCGTTCCTCTCAGAGAAAATTTGCCGCAAAAACCAAACAGTCGAAGAGGTCTATATGACCAAACTCACTTTGATTGTTGGGGGCGCAATGGACTGCGAAATGCCGACCTTAGAGGAAGTTCTAAAGTACGCCAAAGGGAACATCCGAAAGTTCATCATTCAATTCGCTTCCGATCTGCCAAGTGAACAGCAAGAGGAAATCGAATCGTCTGCGAATCTTCGCATCATTGAAGCCTACAAGCGCCTTGATCCCGAGATGGGCTGGAAGTCTTTTGTTCATAACCATGCCCGTGGCGCAGTCCTGGATTACCTGAAATTTGGTCGAGGATTTCAAGAAAGCAAATGGCGCCTGCGCCTCTCGGATGATCCAAACGCAAAGTACGTCGAAAAGCTAAGAGAACGAGTCATGCTCAATTCTGAAGACCAAGAAAACGATATTGATTTGCTTGCGGGCCTTAACGGTGTGGCCACCTACATGAAAGAAACTATGCCGAAGATCCGTTGGGATCTGGTGGCGCGGATGGCAAGAGAAGATGAAGCCATTCATGCAACTGCGATGTGGCTCAGAGACCACGATCTTGAAGACATCGGCAAAGTCTTCGGCGTGGGCTCGGCCCGAGTCGCCCAGCTTATCAGAGCTTTCGTGGATCGCTTTGATGACCCAGATCTGACACAAAATAACGCCGAATCCTACTGGTTCAATCAAACCATCTACGCTTTCGGACTCTCTGAGGTCTTCGGTATGGATGATATTGACGAGTCTTTGTGCGTGGGCTTCAGCGTCGGCTGGGAGCTTGCGCCGGTGGATCTCGATAGCTTTGAGCCGAAAAGATCCTCAGACGCTCACAAGCAAACGGCCTTCAATCTTGAAGAGGTCTCATGAAAGATGAGCAGGGCTTAACTCCAAGACAAGCTGCTTTCGTTGAAGAGTTCCTTCTGTGCGGGAACGCAACGAAAGCCGCAGCCAAAGCTGGCTACAGCGAGAAAACCGCTAATGAGCAAGGCTCTCGCCTGTTAGCAAATGTTAATGTGCAGCGCGCCATTGAGCTTGGATGGCAAGCGAGAAAAGAAAAGTTCCAGATCACGGAAGAGATGATTGTGAAGGAGCTGGCCGCAATTGCCTTTGGGCACTTGGGAAAGGTGGCCACCTGGGGCTCTGAATCCATGCGGGCCATTCCCAAGGAGGACATGGACCCAGAGGCAATGAAGTATCTTGAGAGCATCGAAAAGATCCAGCTCGGGGAAGATAGCTCAAAAGTGGTGGTGAAGACCCTTTCTGGGCAAAAGACAAAAGCCTTAGAACTCTTAGGCAAACACATCGGAATGTGGAGCAATAATGATTTACGATCCGCATCTAGTGCAGATCCTCTCCAGACTATCGCGGAAAGAATTTCTGGCTACATACAAAGAAGCCCAGAAGGCGGGGGATCGGGAGAGTCAGCTTGATCTACTCCGGCTTCGCTGTGCGACTGATGTCGAACTTTTTGCAGCTACGTTTTTTCCTCACTATTGCTCGCGTGAATTTAACCAATTTCATCGTGATCTGTTTGGCAGCTTTCAATACCAAGAAAGAGCAGTTAGAAGAGTTCGCGCGGCACCTAGAGGCTCGGCAAAATCGACGTTGGCCACCCTCATTAAACCCATTCACGATATCTGTTATGGCCTTGAGAGATTCGTGGTCATTATCTCAAACACCGAACCGCTCGCCACTCAGAAGCTTAAAGACATCAGAAATGAGATTCTGGCGAATCCTGAGCTGCAAGATACTTATGGAGTTAGGTTTCCAGTTAAGCGTCCTGGGGAAACGCAGTTCATCGTGGAGTCGCAAGCTGGGCAAGTCGCTTTCATGGCGTTTGGGCGTGGGGCTCAAGTTCGTGGGGTTCGATTCGGTGCTTACCGACCAACAAAAGTCATCTGCGATGATGTGGAGCACTCGGACGAAGTTCACAACGAACGGATTCGTCAAAAGACGCATGATTGGTTTTTCGAGGATGTGGTCAAAGTAGGCGACACAGGCACCACGATTGAAGTCGTTGGCACTGTCCTTCACAAGCAAAGCCTTCTCTCAGAGCTGATCCGCAATCCTGCCTATGACGGGGAAATCTATAAGTCGGTCATTTCTTGGGCGGATCGCCAAGACTTGTGGGAGAAGTGGGAGCGCATTTATACGGATCTGGATAATGACAAAAGATCCGAGGACGCACAGAGATTTTATGAGGAAAACAGAGCCGAGATGCTAAAGGGCACCAAGGTTCTGTGGCCCGAAAAAGAAGACTATCTGGCTTTGATGAAGGAAATGATCGAGATCGGCAAGCGGGCCTTCTGGAAGGAAAAACAAAACTCCCCCCTGGGAGCTGATGAAGCCGTCTTTGATCGTGTGCATTGGTATCGTGAAACGTCCATCAACAACGGTCAAACCCGAGGGATCGTTATTGAGTCAACGGACGCCTTCATTGCCTATTCGAAGCTAACGCCAAACGCTTATGGTGTGCTTGATCCTTCGACCGGACAAGTCAAAGCCAAATCAGGAAAGCTTGGCGACTGGACCTGTTTGTTATCAGGCTTCAAAGATCCCAATGGCCGGGTCTTGGTTCACGAGGACTGGACCAAGCGAGTGCCGCCAACGAAATACATCGAAGCAATCTTTGAGCATCATGAGAAGTACCAATACCAGAAGTTTGGTGTGGAAACGAACCTGTACCGTAATCTTCTCATGCCCAATATCTTGGCTGAAAGGCAGCGCCGAGAGGCGCAAAGAAATGGTGAGCTGTTAAAGCTTCCTTTCTACGACATCGAACAAGTCGAGAATAAGACAGAGCGGATTTACCGCTTAGAACCCAAAGTCTCGCACGGGTGGATCGTCTTCAACAGAGCACTATCGCAAGAGTTTAAGCAGCAGCTAGAAGACTTCCCGCACGCAGATCACGACGATTGCCCGGACGCTTTGGAAATGCTGTGGAGTCTTATTCATGACAAGTATCGCGCAAGTGCTGTGGTGGCTTCTGCTATGTCTGGTCGCTAATCTGCTAATTGGCTGTATGCCTCAGAGAATGGTCAATGGAGTGTGTGAACCAACGATCATTTACAAGTACAAGACGATCCCTGCGCTTCCGATGAAGCCAACGCCAGCTCCAACGCCAGATATTTCGCTGTGGGAGACAAGAGTCGATCAATTGGAATCAGAAATTGAATGGTTCCAAAGGAGACTCCGTGAGGCTGAAAGCACCTGTGATTAGCGAGCGTGAAAAGCGTGATCAAATCCTAGATCGTTTGCAAGAGAAGAGAAAAGAGCTGATTGAGATTGCCAAAAAGACAGCGCATGAGATTGCCGATGCTGGCTTGGTTGTGACCTCTCCAATGGTGCTGGAATTGATGCGGGAGCGTGGGGTTGATTTTGCAAATCTCGATACGCGCTTTATGGGTGTGGTGTTTCGTTCCGGTTGGGTGAGAGTTGGCTTTGTGCCCGAGGGATCGCACGCGCAGCCGATTTCACTTTGGAGGCGTAAATGAGCTTTTGGGAAAAGGTTAAGAAAAAAGAGTTTTCCTTCACTCTGTTTAAAATCTCTTTCTCCACAGGTGGCAAAAAGCCAAAGGTCCATAGTGTTCGGGTTCCGATCCTCGGGACCATTGGCAAGAAAGAAGACAAAAAGAAAGAGTGATCCAGCTCAGGCTAGACAAAGGTGTTCAAACTTATAGCCATAAGTGAGAGAGCTAAAGCGATGAAATCAGAAGAAACCACCCCCTCACCTTCGACGACGATTGATGAGAGGGAAATCAGAACAATACTCGCCGAAGCTATGGGCTATGCCTCGATGTGCTGGGAGCCTAGACCATCGGGCCTGTTCGACTCAAGTCTGTGTGAGACTGGACTAAACGAGGCAATGGACAAGATCAAGTCACACTTAGGGGTCACACTTACGACTGATAGTGAGAGTCAAGAAGACGCAGAAAAATTCGGTCAATGTCCGACCTGCAAAGGTGCAGTCAAAGTCTATGACAACGGTCTTTCATATGAGCCGCTTGAATTGTCTGAGATGCAAATAATTGAAGTGTTTGAAAACCGAATCGCCGAACTATGCGAGGATATTGCAGAAATGCACACCAGAAATGAAGACCTCGAAGCCAAACTCAAACTTGCGACCGATGCGCTTGAGAATATTGCAGAGAAAAAACCTAGCGGAAATTATGCTTCGGATAGTGCCAAGTACACACTAGCGAAGTTGAAGGGTGATAAATGAAAAAACAGATAGAGATAGAAGCCGCTTGGTTTTATCGAGTGCCTGAAGAAATGCCAGTATGGAAACGAATTATTTGGCGAGTATTTGGCGAGCGGCTTGAAGGTGTTGCTGATGGATATAAGGTTGTGGGTTACAAGTTTAAAGACATCACGTTGATTCATTCGGTAGAGCTATCAAATCATCAAGAGACTAATTAAATAAAAAACCCGATCACTCGCCAAAGCAATCGGGCCAGTCAGTGCAAGACGAAGCTCGCAACCGAATCTTGCATAGACCAAGTATGACCGAAGTCGAGTCGTGCGACAAGCACAAGTCACACCCGACTGAAACCATCCCCTTACCTTCTCCGACCGACAGTGTGGTTAAAGAAAAAATCCAAAACAATATCAAAGCTTGGCGCGAGCAGGCCAATCGTTGGGATGGTCCAGGGCTAACTGAGGATGAGGAAAACGCTTATTATGTCGGATTTGCTGAGTGCCTAGAATGGCTACATGAGCGCAATCGTCACTTAGGGGTCACACTTACGACCGAAGCACCTGAAACGGCAATTGAGTTTGGTATGGACGCGAAGAAATGGACTGACGAGTTTTTAAAACTAAAACCCGATGCCACCGACTTTGGTGTGATGATCGGCTGGTTTAGTAATGCAATCATGGCCGGATATGATCGGGCAAATTGGGCTAATGAAAAGCGAATCGCCGAACTCGAAGCCGAACTAGACGCGGCACTGGCTGGTGCGAGCATTGAAGCAAAACGCGCTGATGATCTTCAAACAAAACTATTTGCGACTCATTCAATGTTAGTCAGCACAGGAGACCTTCAAGCCAAAATAAAAGAACTCACCGCCGAGAATGAGCGGCTGAAAATTGAAATCAACGAGTACCAAGCTCTTAAACAAGAAA